GCAAGTGCAGCTGCATCCCTCGCGGGTCGTGCGCTTCGTCGGACTGCCGCCGCCGGACATCCTGCGGTCGTCGACCATGTCGTTCGGCGACAGCGTCCTGCAGCCGATCAACGACACGATTAAAGCCTGTGGAATGATAGCTGGCTCGTTGGCGACGCTGATCTCGGAGATGAAGCTCGACGTCGTCAAGGTGCCGAACCTGAGCGAGGAGTTGTCGACGCAAACCGGGACCGACAAGATTATCAGTCGGTTCAGCAACGCCAACGTCGCCAAGTCGATCATCAACACCATTCTGCTCGACTCGAGCGAGGAGTGGCAGCGCATCGGGACCAATTTGGCCGGGGCTGAGTCATTGCTCACGGCGTATCTGCAGATTGCGTCGGGTGCCGCGGATATTCCGGCATCGCGGTTTCTGGGTCTTCCGCACCGCGGCCTCAACACCACCGGCGAGGCGGATTTTCGCAACTACTACGATCGGCTGGCGAGCGAGCAGTCGGTCAACCTGACACCGGCGATGAACATTCTCGACGAGGTGCTGATTCGTTCGTCGCTGGGCAACCGGCCGGACGAAATCTATTACGAGTGGAATTCGTTGTGGCAGCAGACCGACAGCGAGAAGGCCGATCTCGCTCTCAAGAAGGCGCAGACCTACAAGATCGACGCCGACGAGGGCCAGATCCCGGCGACCGCGCTGGCGCACGCGCGCATAAATCAGTTGATCGAGGACGGGTTCTATCCTGGGCTTGAGCAGGCGCTGGAGGATGCGGAGGCCGAGGGCGACACGGTCGAGGAACAGAACGCGCCCGCGCCGCCACCGCCGCAACTGGCGCCTTTCACGGGACAACCGCCCGATCCAAATGCGCCACCGGCTGATCCAAACGCTGCCTTACTGCCGCCGCCGATGCCGGCACCGAACGCTTGAGCAACAACTACCTTCAACCAACGGAGAATAAACCTATGAAGAGAGTTTTGGCTACGACCGCCATCCTGGCGGCGCTTACCTGTCCTGGCGCGGCCAGCACCGTCACGCTAGGCGGTGTGACTTGGGATACCACCAACTCGGGCAGCCTGAGCCTCGGAAACGTGGTGCCCGCCGGGAATCAGCCGCAGAACGCGCCGTGCGTCATCTGCGGTGCCAACCAGCCGCAGCAACCGGCGAACTTCGGCTACAACGACTACAGCAACAACGGAAGCGTGTCTTCGATCACCGCATTCTCCGATCAAGGCAACGGCGGCCGCAACACGCTTGCCGACAACACGTTCGCCACCGGCTACACCGTCGGCGCTGGCTCACCCTTCCTGCTCTTTCTGCTCGCCCACGGCGACACCAGCCTCGGCTTCAGCATCGGCGTTGACGTCAACGACACCAACCAGGCGCAGACGCTGAACTCGTTTTTCTTCCTCGACTTCACTACGCATACCGTGCTGGCCAGCTTTACGGGCGGCACCACAGGCAATGTGCCGTCACTCAACAATGGAACAGGCTTCCCGGACTACTCTATCACCGGAGCTCTCCTCAACCTCAACGATGTCCATCTGGGCGACACGATTGGCTTCGTGGCGCTCATGTCCGGGTTGAACGACGGGCCGGACTCGTTCTTCATTGAGGCCGCACCGGCGGCAGTGGTGACCCCGTTGCCAGCAAGCTTGCCGTTCTTCGCCGCCGGCTTACTGGGCTTGGCCGGGCTGACGCGGTCGCTGCGCCGGCAGTGCCGAGGCGATGCCACGGCATCAGCATAGGAAGCGGCGGCACGAGGTTCACGCCTACTGGCGTGTAATTCGTAATAAGGACGGCAGCGTCAAAAAGCGTATTCGAGTTGATAGCTACAAGCGCGGAAACGCAAACCTGAGGCCTAAAGAGAAATAGAGTCCCGCCCCGCTGATCCATCCATCAATGCTCAGTAGGCAGGAAGGCCCACCGGGAGCACCATGTCTCTCCGGTGGGCCACCAAATTTGATGCAGAGGTAACACGATGACTTTGCAGGTTCTAAACGGCCCTTTCATACAAGCCGGCGAGTCGTTGTCTGACGCCGTCGACTGTAGCGCCGGCGAATTGGTGCGTCTCACCATGCCGGGTGCCTGGTCGGATGCGGCGCCGCTGACGTTTCAGATCAGCACGGACGGCGTGTTCTACAACGATCTGTTCACGCTCGATGGTCATGAGCTCACGTTGCCGGTCGTGGTGCCGGGCGCGGCGGTGCTCGTCTCGCATGATGTCGGGCGCGCGATTGCGTTCATCAAGTTTCGCTCGGGCACGCGAGCTGCGCCGGTGCCGCAGCAGGAGCTACGCGAGTTCGCGGTGGCGATCGATGTGCCCGATGCCGCGGGAGCCGCCCGCCGGTGAGCGACCCAACCGGCACCGCGGGCCTCCGGCGATCATTCCTGGCCGAAGGCAATCGCCGACTGGCGCGCGTGCGCTCGCTCACACACACGATGCTGGTGGAGCACGACCTGATGGCGGCGCGCGGCGACCCGCTGGCGCAGTTGCTGCCGCATCCCGGCAATCGGCTGGCGGCGTTCATGCAATGGTTCGAGCAGACGGTTAACGCTCAGTTGCTCGGTGGCCGCTGGTGGGAGCGTTTCCTCGAGCGTGCCTACGCTTCCGGATTTAAGGCGGGCAGTGCGCTGACACACACGCCTCCCGGTGCCGCGCCACTGCCGGCGGTGTTCCGCGAGCTCGCCGGTCGCGAGTTCGCGGGCATCGCGGCTGCGCTTGTGCAGCAGGTGACACGGCAGGCCGCCGGTGCCGCGCTCGGCCGGCGCAAGCCGCAGCCGATGTATCGGCGGGTTCTGCCGGTGCTGCGGAAGGTCGGTGACGCTCGCGTGCGGCTGGCGACCAACACCTTGACGGTGAAGCTGCATAACTCCGGCCGGCTGGCCCAATTCCGCGCCGCCGGCATCACGCGCGTCGGCATCACGCCGGAACGCCTGGAGCCGCGCAAGCCTTCGCGGTTCTTGAGGCGGGATCATTTGCGGCATGATCACCGGCTGCATGATCGCGAGACGCAAAAGGAACGAACAGAACGGGCGGCCAACGAGTTGTTTGCGGCACAGCAACGCCAGCGGGAAGCCGAGCAAGCGGTGGCGCAAGCGGAGCTCGAAGCCGAACAAGCGCGCGTGGCGGCCGAGGTTGAGGCCCATATGGCTGGCGCCATGCTGGGACTGAGCCGGGCGCAGGCTCAAGTGGGATTGGCGGCGTCGCGTGCTCGAGCCGGCGAGGAAGTGGCGGCGGCGAAGGCCGCAACGGCGGCGAGAGAAAAAGAGGCGGCGGCGGCGTGGCAGAAAGTCCTTGCTGCCAGAAAAGAGGCGCGCGCGGCCGAGTATGCGGCCAAAGCGGCCGAGCAAGCCGTCGAGCAGGAGGCTGCACAGGCGGCCGCCGAAGAAGCTGCGGCAGCGGAGGCAGAGCAAGCAGCGGCAGCCGAGGCCGAGCAAGCCGCTTTAGCGGAGGTTGAGCAAGCCCTTGCGCCGGAGCCTGCGGAAGAAGAAGCGGCAGCGGAAGAAGTGAACGTGCAGACTGCAGGCGATGACCGCGTCTGTGACGAATGCGACGAGCTCGCCGCCGACGGGCCGTATTCACTCGACGAGGCGGACGACCTGATTCCCGCGCACCCAAATTGCCGTTGCGCGCTGGTGCCGGTGCTCGCTGATCCTGCGCAACTTTCATTTCTAGGAATTGGCGGGGCAGAGGAAGGCTGATGGCGATTGGCATTCGCGTTGTTGGACCGCCGTTGGATGCACAACTCGATCGCAATCTGGAAAAGTATCGGCTGAAGGTCCAAGCCGCGATCGACTCGGCCACCGATCAGCTCGCGGAGACGATGGTTGAGAAAGGCCGTGAAGACATTGCATCGGCCGGCAAGTTTGGCTCGCGCTGGACCACCGAGGGATTGACGTCTGACGTCAGCGGCAGCGGCACCATCCGCACCATCACGATTCGGGAAGCGGTGCCGTATTGGCGGGTCTTTCAGAACGGCGCCATTATCCAGGGAAAACCGCTGCTTTGGATTCCGTTGAGTTTTGCGACCGAGGCACAAGGCGTTTCCGCAAAAGATTACCCCGGTCGTTTGTTTCGTGTCGATCGCAAGTCCGGTGGGGCACCGCTGCTGATGTCGGCCGATGACAAGCAACCCAAATACTCCGGACATGAGAGTGTTCGCATTCCCAAAAAATTCCATCTGGTGGAGATCGTGACCGCCGAGGCCAAGACATTTGGCGCTCTCTACCGGGTGGAGATGACCAAATCCTAACGGAGGGTAGTCACATGAGCCTGAGCGGACTCGTTCTTGGTATCATCAATATAGCGATCGTGGTCGTCATCCTGCTCCTAGTCGGGGCGGTCATTCTCTGGTTCTGCAGCTGGCTGAACTTCCCGGTTCCAGCGATGGTGCAGAAGCTCTACATCGCGGTGGTCGCCCTGATCGCGCTCTACATGCTGGTGGCGCTGCTGCTGGGCATCCCCTCGATCCGCATTATCTCGCATGCGGGCCTGCTGCCGCTGGCGCTGACCTGATGCCCAGCGGCCGGCACTTTTTCTTTTCCGTATTCGTACTGATCGTTGCCGCGATGCTTGCGCTTGCGGCCTACGGCTATTTCAGCGGCGCGTGGGACCGCAATCCGATCGCCTCACCAGCCATAGTCGACTGAAAGGTCACGCCCATGAACATGCTCGATAGGATCGAGGTCGAGGAGCGCTGCGACCTCAGCGACGCCGGCGCCAAAATGCGGATTACTGAAGACGGCTATCTGGTGGCCTCGCCGCGGATCGCTCGCACCGGCATCCAGCTATATAGCGGACACGAAGTCGGCCGCGACGACCTCGAGGTGGTGCGGGTCTATCGGCCAGCCGAGCAGGTATTCGACAAGGCGGCAATGGCATCGCTGGCCTGGCGGCCGGTCACGCTCGATCATCCTGACGATGCAGTCACCGCGAAAAACTGGAAGCAGCTTGCCGTCGGGTATGTCACCGGCAAGGTCGCCCGCGACGGTGACTATATCGAAGTGCCGCTCGCGCTCATGGATCACGATGCGATCACCGCGGTGCAGAACGGCCATGCGCAGTTGAGCGTCGGCTATGGGGCGAAGCTCGTTTGGGGCGATGGCGTGACGCCGGCCGGCGAGCCTTATCACGCGGTGCAGACCGACATTCGCGCCAACCATGTGGCCGTCGTCAAGATGGCGCGCGGCGGCGACAAGCTCAAGATCGGCGACGATAAGACCGGCGATCGCGAGTTCTCGACCGCCGAGCGCGAGGCTGCAGCCGAGAAGGGCCAGGCGATGCCCGGCGGCGGCTTCCCAATCAAATCGGAAAAGGATCTCAAGAACGCCATCCAGGCGGTCGGGCGCGCCAAGGATCCGGCTGCCGCCAAGGCGCACATCAAAAAACGAGCGAAGGCTTTGGGCTTGACATCGCTCATTCCCAAACAATGGGGCGATACCGCCCCGAGAAAGGAGACCAACATGAGTGTGAAGACGATCGACGGCGTTAACATCGAGCTGGAGGACAAGGACGGTCAGATTCTCGACCGTTACCTCGGCGGTCTGCAGAGCAAACTGGCCGACAACGAAAAGAAGGTCGGCGAGTTGACTGCGCAAGTCGTAGCACTCGGCAAAACCGTCGAGACCAAGGACGGCGAGATCATCGGCCTGAATAAGAAACTGGCCGACGCCGAATGGACGCCGCAGAAACGCGACCAGGCCATTCGCGACAGCATGGAGGTCTTCGACCGCGCACGCCGCGTGCTCGGAGACAAGCTGGTCACCGACGGCAAGACCGACACCCAGATCAAGCGTGAAGTCGTTGCCGCCGAGATCGGTGACGAGGAAGCCAAAGCGATGTCGGACGAGGCCATCGCCGGCGTGTTCAGTGCCGTGACCAGACAGGTCAAGAAAGACGGATTCCAGCGCACGGTCAGTGCGTTGTCCCAGCCTCCGTCGGCGTCCTCGATGTTGACGCCGTCCCAGACCGCCTACGCAAAATATGTCGACGGCCTAACCAACGCCTACAAGGCCAAGAGCGCGTAACCCCAAACCCGTAACAGCGAAAGGAGGCAGCACATGCCTGCTGTTCAAACTACCTATAGTGCAACGCTTCAGCCTGGCCTGGAAGGTCAGATCGCCAGCATGCTCGACGACGATGATGTCGAGACTCGACTCTGCGAAACCGCGGCTGGCATCGCATTCGGGCGCGCGGTGTCTGAAGGCACCAATGCGCGCGGCGCGGTGCTCGGCGGCGCCACAAAATTCATTGGCATTACCGCCATCGACACGACGCTGATTATCAAATCCGGTCAGACCGTCGATCTGTATCAACAGCGCGATAGTATGGCGGTGTTAAACGAGGGCGATATCTGGGTGCGTCCGGTCGCGGCCGTCACGCACGGCTTGGCGGCGACCTACGACAGCACAACCGGGCAGCTCAATCCGGCTACCGCCGGCGTAGCGATCCCGGCCTCGCGCTACATCACATCGGCCGGCGCCGGCCAGCTCGCGCTGCTGCGGCTTACCGCAACCGCTCCGGGTGCGTAACCCAGCAAAGATGGAGACCAACACATGAGTTACCAATTAGGCGATGCTGCTCAGCAGGCGCTCAGCTTCGTGGTGCAGCAGGCTCAATATATCGAGCCTCAAGTTTATGAGGTGGCGTACCCGGAAATCCAATACCCGAACCTTGTGCCGATCGACTCCTCCGGTAACGAGTGGATGAAATCGATCGCGTTCTTGTCCCTCGACAAGGTCGGCCAGGCAAACTGGTTCAATCACCTCGCGGCAGACGTTCCGTTTGCAGATGTCATGCTCAACAAATTCGAGCAAGGCATCGAAATGGCCGCGATCGGCTACTACTGGACTCTCGAGGAGACGGGTCAGGAGGCGATGATTTCCGGACCTACCATCAACAGGGTGATGGAACGCGCCAAGGCCGCGCGTCGGGCCTCCGAAGAGATGATCGATCGCATCGCGTTCTTCGGCGATACGACCAAGGGTTGGACCGGCCTCACCAACGACCCGAACGTCACGATCACCGGCGCGCCGGCGGATGGCACCGGCTCGTCGGCTTTGTGGTCCACCAAGACCGCCAACCAGATGGCCCGCGACATCAACCTGATCTTGTCCGGGGTTTATACCAACTCACTGACAACGGAAATTGCGGACACGCTGTTGCTGCCGCCGGATCGGTTTACAGCGTTGGCACAATCGCTGGTCACCAATACGGCGGTGACCGGGCTCAATCTCGTGCAGCAGGGCAATGCCTACACTGCACTGAGCGGTAACCCACTCACCATCCGCACAGTGCGCGGACTGGAGACCGCGGGCGCCGGTGGCGTTGCGCGCGCGATCGCCTACCGCCGCGATCCGCAGATCCTCAAACTGCATCTCCCGATGCCGTTCAACTTCCGCTCGCCGATGCAGGTGACGGCACTTCGGTTCGACGTTCCCGGCATCTTCCGTACCGGCGGCGTCGAGGTCCGACGGCCGAAGTCCATGCAATATCTAGACGGCATTTGAGGAGAACTTCTATGACCGAGCACAAGGAAGTCGCGAAGCAGACGATCAAAGTCAAGAACACCGGCAAGGCTCCGCATGTCCTGCATGCCGCCAGCGGTGAGGCAAAGGTAATCGGGCCCGGCCAGGAGGCCGAGGTCGAAGTCGCGGAGCCGCAGGCCAAGATACTGCAGGAGGCTTCCAAGCGCGGTAGCCATCTCACGGTGTCGGGGCACGAGCCGGAGAAGGAAGAACCGTCCGAGGTCGAAGCCGCAACACCGGACGAGCAGAAGTCACGCCATGCATTGGCCGAGAAAGAGACGGAGCTGATGCAGGCCGGCCAGGAGGCCGGCAAGGACGCGCGCGAGAAGATGGCCAAGAAGGATTGGCAGAAGCTCGCGGCCGAGACCGGCATCGGCATCATGGGCCGCGGCGGCGTGGATGCGCTCGAGACGGTCGCCGAGGCGCCGGACGCACCGGCCAAGAAGAAATAGCGCCTGCGTTTCGTTTGGGGTGCCAGCGCTCGCCCCGCCTTTCCCTATTCCCCACATCGTCATAGGAGGCCAGCGTTATGGCAAACGCAGTATATCCGCTATTCAAACAGTCGCTTCTTACCGAAGCCGACGCCAACAAATCGCTCAACCAAACCGGAAGCAATGCGCCCTACGCGGCCTTGATCACCACCTCGTCCGGCTACACCTATTCGGCAGCGCATCAGTTCTATTCGTCGCTGTCGAACATCGTCGGCACGCCGCAACCGATCACCACGCCGACGGTGGTCAATGGCACGTTCGACGGCGACGACGTCACCTTCACGGCGGTCTCGGGCACGGTGGTCGGCGCGATCGTGATCTACCGGCAGAACGCTGGTGCCAACACCACGTGGCGGTTGACGCTGTTCGAGGACACCTCGGTCACAGGCCTGCCGGTCACGCCAAACGGCGGCAACATCGTGATTACCTGGAACGCCTCCGGGATATTCACGCTGAGCGACGCTGCGGCGAAGGAAGACATCATCCGCATCGGCGAGCTGCCGGATGGGTTGCCGCTGTACCGCTACAACTACCGCCGCTCTCACGTGCCTTCGATCGGTGTGCTGGCGCACGAGGCCGAGCAGCAATACCCGGATTGCGTCGGCCGGCTCGGTGCTTTCCAGGCCGTCGACTATCCAAAAGTCATGGAGCGCGCGCTGCATGGTTGACGACCCGCTCAAGCACCTACCGCGACAGGAACGGGTGCTGTTCGACATGATCACGCACGCGTCTACCGGCATGCCTGTCGAGGCGGTGATGGGCGCCGCCATCAACATGCTGATCAATGCGATTCGGCAGAACTATCCATTGCGCAAGGACGCCGAACAGAAATTCGATGAGCTGTTCGGTCGTGGCAAGCAAATGTTGCTGGCCAATCACTATGACGCAACCACAGGCAGGCGGCGGACGGTGATTCCGCACACCCAAGTCCTCCGCATGCCCTATGTCATGGATCCGGACGCGACCAGGAAGCCGAATGGACGTTGACCTAAGGGCAAAATCGCAGACCATCGGTCCACCGTCCATTGTCGTGGATGGCGAGGACTTCCACACACCGAATGGCATCAGTGTGGTCCTGGTCGATGCCATCTATCATGATCTCGGGGATGTATTTCCTGCCCCGATTGCCAGTGCGGGCAATGTTCAGTTACCCGCTCTGTTCAATGACGCGAACATATTTTGGGTACCGGTATTGTTGGGAACTGCCTGGACCACACCGCAGGGAGGGATCGACAATGACGGGGTGGGCAGCGCGGCTCTTATCAGCCTGACGACATTGCAGCCGGAATCTTATGATGATTCCGTCGGTGGGTCGTATGACATACAAACGACCTTCATTGTTTTTGCACCACTTGTCGGTCCTACCGATTTTATTTGCAAGCCATCCATGGGTGTCGGCGCCGTTCAAATGGCACCATCGCTGGTCAGTGATATTGAAATCGTCATTGAACCAGACCTCGTTGGGTCTTATGGCACCACCACCGCAGCCGTGATCGATGACGACCAGGTCATGTCATCGGCCGTCCTGCTGATGATCCAGTACTTGACGCCGATGACCCATGTCGATGTCGAGGACACGTTGGATCCCGACGGGGTTGCGGCATTCGGGCATTTGATGCCGGAACTGGGCATCATGGACGCGGACATGTTTTCGACCGCTGTCATGACACCGGGGGACGTGACGTTGTCGGCGGGTTTCATCGCTGCGCCGGAAGCCGAGTACCCGCCCGATCTGCAGGCGAGCGCCGCGTTAATTACCTCATTGGTGACCGACGACGACCAATCCCACGATGTCGTCGCTTTGCCGGGTGATGTTTTGTGGCAAGATCCCGACACGACGCATGACGACGCGTTCAGCGGTTCGGCCATGTCTCCGGGGCCGGTCGGGATGCAAGTCGATTGGTTTGGGGATACCGATTTGTTGTACGCATCGGTATGCATGCGTGGCGATGCGAATATCGGACCATATCCATATGAGGAGATGGATGTTATTCCGGCCTGGATGTCCGAGCAGAAGTCGACATTTGCCATGCCAAGGCTGATCGACTTCGAGCGCTTTTTCTCCGCTCGTGTCAGCGGTGGTCATTACCACTCGACGCAAGGTTCGCGGCTCGTCGGTTCGATGTCCGGCCCGGCCTACATGGTCGGTGGGACGAAGACGCATTCCCTCAAAGGTTCGATTGATACCGCAGCATGACCGAGCTTCGACAAAATTTCAGCCTGATCGCCGGCGACGACACCGATGTCGACTATGGCATCGTGCCACCGCCAGATCCGCCGTTTGACATGGCGCAGGCGAACATGACCTGGACCGCCTATCCGCAAGTGCGCGGGGTCGCCGACAAGACTGCGTCGGTTGTCATTAAGACGTCGGCCGATGGGAGCATTGTTGTCGAGGACGCGTCGTCCTATGCCTTTTCGGTGCTGCTTGCTTCCACCGATACCATGGCTCTATCCGGCAACTATTATTATGAGATCGTCATCATCGATCCGTTGAACGACAACAGGCGCTCGACGCCGACAATCGGCACGATGACGGTGATCGACACCGCGAATCCGATCAATGTCGTCGCCTTCAAATCCATGTTCCCGGAGTTCATGTCGGTGGACGATAGCGTGGTGCAGACGGCCTTGGATGAAGCCGCCCTGTTTATCGGTGATGATTGGGATCCGGTGGACGCGCAGGCCGCGACTTTTTACCTCGCGGCCCATTTCATAGCGCAAGGCCAGGCAGCCGCAGGTGGGACAGGGCGGGTGGTCACGTCCGAGCGCATCGGACAGATTTCGGTTCAGTATGCGGCGGCGTCCAGCACTTCCGGCGGGTCGGCCTATCCGTCACTGACCAACTCGTCCTATGGCTTGATGTTCCTCGCGGTGATGCGGCGCAACAGTCCGGGCATTGCGGTGGTGTAAATGGACTACTCGCGCGAGCGCGCCATTGCCGATGCCATGATCGCCAAATACGGGTCGCCGGCGATCCTGCGGCGCGAGAATGGCGGGGACCGATCCTGCATCGCCTTCATCTCGGAGTACTCGCCGCATGAGCGGGTCGGGAAGTTGATCAATCAGACGGATCGCAAGGCATTGTTGTCGCCTGTCGGCCTGACCATCGAGCCGGATTCAGAACAGGACACGTTGGTGACACTCGACCCGGCGTCCGGTGCCGAGCTCGAGACGTTGCGCATCGTTTCGCCTACCGGCAAGTTGGCGCCAGCTAACATCGTCGTGTATTGGGAACTGCAGGTTAGGCGTTGAAATGCAGGACAAGCGAGAAACCATACTGTCGCGCATGCTGGTGCTGCTGGGGACGGTGAACGGGACGCCGGACCCCTTGAACGTGTTTCGCAACCGTGCCGAAATCCCGACCGACAAGCTGCCGGCGCTTGTTTTGTTGGACGGCAAGGAAGTCCTCAAAAATCCGCAGGCGGTACATACCCGCGGCGGCGCACGCGCGCCCGGCATATTTGAACTGTCCCCGCAGGTGTTCATCGTATTGCGTCCACGTAATACCATCGACAATCCCGGCGTTGGCGAGGAGCTCTCCGGCTTGCGGATGCAGGTGCTAAAGGCGTTCACCAACGATGATGAGTTGTGGGCCTTGCTCGGCTCAAACGGCGAGCTGATACATTCCGGCCACGACACGGACTTGCAGACCGGATCGACGCTGGTCGGTCAAATGCAAATGCGCTTCCAACTCACTTACGTTTTGGACCCTAACGATCTCAACTGAAAGAGCAGGAGAATCAAACATGGCTTACGGTGTCAGCAGTCCGGATGTCAGCAACCTTGCAGTCGGCAAGGGCTTCATTCTGTTCAAGCCGATAGATCAGCTTAGCTTCTTTCATGTGGGCAATGTACCGACCTTTACTTTCACCCCAAAGGTGACGACCCTTGATCATTACAGCTCGATGGCGGGATCACGCATCAAGGATTTGACCATCATCACCGAGAAATCGGGCGAGGTGAAGATGGATCTGGAAGAGTTGACCGCGCAGAACCTGGCAATGTTGCTGATGGGCGATGTCGGCAACGATGGCGGTACGCCGCCAAACCCGCAGGTCCAAATCTTCTCGCGCAGCTCGTTCATCGGCGAGTTGAAGTTCTATGCCACCAACGAGGTGGGCCCGCGTTGGTATGTCGATCTGCTCAGCGTCAACCTGACACCGTCCGGGGATTTTTCGCCCATCATCGACAATGCCTTCGTCAAGATGGTGGTCAGCGGCTCGGTGCAGTCAATCGACGGTGTGTTCGGGACCATGACGTTGATGCCCCCGGTAAATTCGGTTGTACCGACGAACGTGCTGCTGCCGACAATCACGGGCGGCGCCTCCGTCTCCTCGCCTGGCGCGCCAAAGGTCGGAGATGTTTTGACTGCAACCATCGGCGGTTGGACGGGGGCGCATAGCTATACCTATGCGTGGCAGAGCGTCACGGGCACCACCGGCCCGTGGGTGCCAATCGCTCCACCACAGATCGGCAAGACATATACGGTGGTCGCCGGTGATGTTGGCAAATCGTTCAAGGTCATAGTCACCGGCGTCAATCCGATTGGCAGTACGCCGGCGACCAGCACGAATACGCTCGTAGCGGCAGCGACGTAAGCGAAAAAGCAAAGGAGAAAGGGCATATGAGCAGCCTGCTAGACCTTGGCCCGTTGACCGAGGATGTCGAGGTTCGCGGCGTCAAATTGTCGGTGCGCGGGCTGACTGCCGCAAATCTGTTCAGATTGTTCGCCGAGTTTCCGAAGATGCAAGAAGCACTCGCGGAAATGGGTACAACCAGCAGCGCGATCTTGGAGCTGGCACCAGATCTGTTTGCGAAAATAATAGCGATCGCGACTGGGTCGCCGGATGACGAGGCCGTTGTTGCGAAGGCGAAGGAGCTCGGGGCGGCCGATCAAATGGCGATCCTGTCGGCGGTGGGGAGGCTGTCGTTCCCGCAGGGCTTCGGCCCTTTCGTCGAGCAGATCACCCGGCTGATGGTGCCGGATACGCCGAGCCAGCCGAGCGGGCCGGGGAACTCATCGCCCGCGCCATCCAACGCGGCATTGCAGACGGACTCTCCTGGGATCGCGCGTGGGGCCTCACCCCGCGTCAATTAGCGGCCTGGATAAAGCTGTCCGAACGTAATCGCCAGATCAACCTCGCCCACGAGTTCGTCAACCTTTGCAACGCCCACGGCGACAACAAGGGTATGCAGCAACATCTGGCAAAGTTGTTGACTGACACTGAATGAAGGTGAGCGCATAACATGGCCGAAGACGATATCGTCCAAAAAGTAGTTATTGAGGTTGATGACGCGGCGCTCGCCAGGGTTGGCACGACCGCGCAGCAATCGTTTGGCCAGTTGGAGCGCGCCGCCGATAGCGCCGGGACGTCGATGGCCGGCGTGCAGGCCGCGGCCGGCCAGGTCGGTACCGGCGCGGCCAAGCTCGGCGCCGGGCTGGATCAGGTCACGGAGAAGACCGTCGTCACCACCCGCCAGATGCGGGCGATGGGCACGGTCATGCGCGTCGTCGGTGAATCAGGGGCGGCCAGCGTCGCCACCGGGTTTGTGAAGATAGGCGCGGCGCTCGGGCCGATCGGCATCGCGCTGTACGCGGCGGCGGAAGCGTTCTCGTTCATCAAAGGCAAAATGAAGGAGTGGGAAGATCAGGCGAAGGCGACCATCGAAGTGATGGGAAACATTGCGAAGATCGCCAAGGAGAACGCCCCCACTGGGCCTATGCCTTTCACTGGCGGGGCCGCCTACGACCTCCCGAAGGCTATTGATAGCGCAAAGGCGTTTGTCGCCGTGCTGAAGGACGCCGGTATTGCAGTTGATGATGTTGCTGCCGACACCAAGAAGATCGGCGATGCGTCCTACCAGGCCAGCCTGCAGGCCGCGAAGCTCTACGAAAAGATGTCGCCGATCGAAAAGTTGGATTTCGAGAAAGTGCTCAAGGGGCTCGGCTTCCCGCCTGAGGCCATCGCGAGCATCGAGAAGGGAACGGCTTCACTCAAGCAAGCGCGAGCTGAAGCTGAGGCCTCATCGTGGGAAAATTGGGCGCCGGCGTTCAGAAAGATCGGGGAGGCCATACAATCCGCAGCCCAGGCCGCAGGTGCGTTCTTCTCGAGCCTGGCCGCATCCGCGGGTGCGTTCTTCGCGGACTTCTGGCAACGTTTGGTTGATGCGGTCAATTTGTCTGTTCAGCAGGTCAAGGACGCTTTCACCAGCGTCGCCACCACCATCGAGAACGCGTTCAACGCGATCATGGCCCCGATCCAGACGGTGTTGACCACGATCGGCGGCTGGGTCAACGCGCTGCTCGGCAAGGCGCAGGCGTTGTTGGGCGTTGTCCAAGGACTGATCGGTGGTGGCGGCGCGCCCTCCGGCGGCGGTGGCATCGGTCACGCAGCTACGGGCGGGTTGTTCGTCGGCCGGCATGGCGGGATCGACACCAATCTCGCCTATTTGACCTCCGGTGAGTTCATCATGAATACGGCCGCTGTGCAAAAGTACGGCGTTGCGGCGATGCACTCCATCAATTCGATGCAGGCTCCGCGCTTCGCCATGGGCGGGCTGAACACCGGCGCGCGGCCTTCGTTTGCCGGGTATGCCGCATCGGCTGCACCACGCGTGCTCAATTTGTCGATCGAGGGGCGGTCTTTCCCTGGCCTTTCGATCCCCGAGGCCACCGCCGCTTCATTGGAACGCTTCTCGGTGCATTCGCAGCTCGCCTCGACCGGGCGCAAGCCGAGCTGGAAGCGGTGAGCGTATGGGTGCGCTGTACCCCGGCCCGCCAACCGACAGTCAGAGTGTGCTGCAAATCAGCGTCATGGGTGTGCCTTTGTATTCCGCGCGCGGGCTGTCCCAGACATTGGAGCCGATTGCCGCGTCGAAAAACCAGCGGCGCTCGATCAATGGCATTCTGACCAATGTGGCGCATTCGCAGTTTTCCAAGTACATGTCGAAGATCACCTGCACCGACGCACGGACCCCGGCAGTCGACGGGATATGGCCCGGCTTGACAGTAGTGGTCGATTGCGCCGCGTTCCTATCCTATCCTGCAGGCGGATCGCCGCATCGCACGGTAATAGCGGGTAGCGCCTTCACGGAAGGCAGCTTTACATTCTATCGACCGCGGCTGACCATGATGATCACGACTACCACGCTCCAGGTCGACGAATGGGCCGGGACGGTGCCCTGGGAAATAGATTTGGAAGAGGTTTGAGGTGCCGTTTTATTTCGCGTGGTGCGGTCCGGGCGAGGCTTTCAGCGAAGCCCATCTGCGCGAGGACGAGCTTATTCTGTCGTTCGACATCGCGCATCTCGAGGGGCAAATCCCGACGCTCGACGTTGAGGTGAAAAATCCGCATGTGGGCCTGCTCGCGCCGGGCCGGCTGCAATGGGCCTGGTTCTCTTATTTCGATGGCGCGGCCTATACACCATTGTTCTACGGCAGATTGATTGCGCTGCCGTCCAATCTGCTGGGCGAGGTCGTCACCCTGAAGTTTATTTCGCGTCCGACGAACTTCATGGCGCAAAAGCAGTCGAGGGCCGAATCCTTGAAGGTGTCGCCGTACTATGATCCGATCTGGATCAACCAATCGATGCTCGACGATCCCGATACGATCCTGGAATCCTACAGCATGGCATGGCACGTTGACCGGTTCGCGCAGTCGGTCACGGTCAGCGACATCACCTTCGGCGAGGATGTGACCGAGGAGTTCATGCCGGAGGATTCGTTCTACGACAGCGTCTCGATTTCATTTGCGCAAACTACGCAGAACCAGGTCATATTTGACGGCAAGATCGACTGGACGCAGGAGGAGGTCGGTGTGGTTGCGTTGCCGCCGACCAGCATAACGGCGGCGAACAGTGGGCAGATCGCGACCGACTTCCCCAAAGCTGGGCAAACCCTGGCGGACGGGGTGACCGTTGCCAGCAGCACGGTCGACATCACTACTGGAGATGTTTCCGGCGGCAAAATTGCACCGAAAGAGTATCACTTTCAATACAAGAACTACGAGGCAACGCACCGTGATGGTGACGTTCTCACCTATAACTTTTCTCAGACCGGGTATTTGAGTGGAGGAGTTGTCCATCTCACCGGCGGGGGAACATCGGGCGATCCTGAGCACGGCATAGCTGCTGAGCACCATTACAGCGCCGATTACAAAGGCATCATGAATGGCGGAAATGGGCACCCTAATGTGCAGGCAAACCTGTCGGTGCGGTATGAGATGCAGCGCGGGCGCACCGAGATCCTCAAATTCGTCATGGTGAGCGAGCTCCAGTCGATCATCACCACTCCCGACGATGCGCCGTTCAATCCGATAAAGATTTCGATGCAGGGTTCCGATGTCAACCTTGCATTGGCTGGGCAGCCTCCGCCTCTCGGCTATTCCGGGCGCAGCACGTTCATTCCGACGGATCGTGGTCTGCAGTCCATGATTTATCCCATGCTGGTCGGTCGCGCGCATCTGATGCAGGCCGCTCGCGCGGTCAAGGTGTCATTCGATTGCACGTTCGAGCGTGCCTTGACCTTGAGTTGCAGGAAGAATGCCCTGCTGCACGACGCCCGATTGCCCGGTGGGCAGGTGATCGGCAAGATCACCGAATATCACATCAAGGGCTCCGGCGACTCCGGTGATCTGGTCGGTACGGTGCAGCTGGAATCGACCATCGGCACCGGAAATCAGATATTCATTTCCGAAGGCAACCCGACCTACGTTGCCGATGGATATGCGGCGGTCGGCTACCAGTTCTATGAGAATGCCGATCTGTCTTTGCCGACCAGCGACATGACGATTGAGATGCCGGCAAGTGTTCAGGTCGACGATGGTTTGGTAACCCCGTTGACGCTCAACCAAATCGTGACAAAGTTTGTGATCCATCAGGGCGTCCAAATGGATGACATCTTGTCTAGCTCGGCGCCATTCACGCCGTCTTTTCCCACCGATATCCCGGTCAACAATCCAGGGCTGCCGAGCGTCGAGACTCAGTACAATAGCGCAGTGACGGCCGGTAACCTGATAGACCAAACGCTGGCGGCGGCCATACAGGCCGATCCAACTTGGATAGAGCTGCAGATTCAACCTGTGGCCAATCAGTCGTTCCATGCCGAGTATGATCTCGGTGTTGGAATTCTCGTCGTTCCCAAAATGATAAATTTGGACGCTGCTGCCAATGGCTGACCTCGTACAGATCATCAGGCCGTGGGTCGTGGTAGACGTCACCCCTCCCGCGGTGGGACAGACGGCGCCTTCGTCTACTGCTGTGGCACCATCCACGATCAATATCGGCAAGGCAGTATCGTCTTCCAGCGTGCAAAGCACATCTGGAAACTACTCCTATGACCTAACGTGCTACATGCACTCGGTCGTCAAGGAGAGAGGGTCGACGAATTGACGAATGACGGATTTAGTTCAAATCATCAGACCGTGGGTGGTTGTCGATGTCACCCCGCCTCAGGTGGGACAGACGGCATCTTCGGCTAATGGAACGACATCGCCCTCCGTACTCAATATCGGCAAGGCCGTGTCGTCTTCGACCGTGCAGAGTACGTCCGGCAACTATTCATACGATGTAACGCATTACATTCACGGTGTTTCGCAGGAGCAGAAGGCTCAAAAATCGCCGGGCGATTCTCCAGGCAAGGCTCTTGGTCCGAATGGTTCCGATCAAAGCGGTCAATTACCTGGCGCGACAGACGAAGATCCTAGTGTGAAGTCATGACGGTTGAAACCTGAAAATGCCGATCATTTACAGAACAGCAGGACCGTGGGGTGCCGGCAAGGGTGCCAACCTCGTCGCTGGCGAGGTCGACGGCAATTTCTACGACCTCGACGCGCGGCTGATGGTGACCGAGGGGGCCATTCCGGAACTCGTCTCGATCTCGTTTTTCGAGGTCGTGGGCAACTCCTTTTACATCCATATGACGAACGGCACCATCCAGGGACCGTTCGCCCTGCCGCAGCTTGCCTGGAACTTTCGCGGCGAGTGGCTGCCGAGTATCGTTTATTACGTGAACGATGTCGTTACCCACAACGGCAGCGTTTACATGGTCATGTTCAACCACGTCAGCGGTTCGACATTCGATCCGAATGCCAATGACGGTCTTGGCCATCCTTATTATGGGTTGCTGCTGACGGAGCCTGGCAGCGTCTTGCCTACCGGGGGAAACATCGGCGACTATTTGTATAAGCGCTCGAGCACCGATTTTGATTGCACCTGGAGTCCTCCGGTCGTGTTTCCGGCGCAGGCGTTGCGGGAAGCGCCCAATCCGACATATACGGTGACCCTCGATAATATCGCCAGTTATGTTCGCTGCATCAATGGGTCGGGTTGCACCGTCGCGATCCCGACCGATGCGGCACTGAATTTTCCGCTGTCGACCGAGATTTCGCTGCGCCAGTGCACGGACTCGCCCGTCATCCTGCAGCCGGCGAGCGGCGTGGTGTTCAACACGATAAAAGGCTTCTTGTTTTCGAACGGCACCGTGCAGACCGGTCGTAACGGAGCGGTGATCACCGCGAAGAAAATTGGCCCCAACACTTGGGATATCTTCGGGTTGCTGGCGGGGGGGGTGTGAGGTCATGGCATTTGTCAAGCGCGAAAGCCACATCAAGCGCATTTACATGAACAACGACAAGAACAGTGGCGTGTGGGTCGACATCGAGCGGTCGGATAATTTCACCGTCGATACCGTTCATCAAGATAACGCCGGTGGGCAAAGCATCGACTACTCGTTTGATTGGGACAGCTTCGATCCGAACCATCCGAACAACGATGTCCTGACGATTGTTCAAGGTGACAATCCTGATGCCTCGGTGGGGTCCAAAATAAAAATTCCGTTGCGGAATTACATCAATGTCCAGATCGGCAGTCGTTTGTACTACATCTATTTCGACAACACGGAGAACAATCAGGTTCGCAAGACTCACACCAACCGTATCTACAATCGTGCCATACCGAAGGATCAGTTGGATCAGGATGGCCAGCCACCGCGGGATGCCGATGCCTATTTCGCACTGATACAAGACATCCAGCCAGACGAGGCGCAATATATCGATGTCGAAGTCATCGACAAGTACGTGTTGGACCAGGACAGGAAACATACTTACTCGGAGAAGGATTGGGCGCAGAACATCGACGCGATCATATCCGAGGCTTTATAAATGGCTGATGGTGACGTCGCTACGATCAACCCGCCGTGGCGTCTCGACCCGTTGCAGAATATCGTCAACATCAGTTGGGGTGTCGATGTCATCGTGGTCTTCGTGACTGGCTCGATTTATAAGTGCGAATCAGCTGGGTTCGATGTTGTGACCGATACCAACAACAATCCTGCTGCGGAGTACCTGGGTGCTTGGAATTCGCCGTACATACCTGATCCAGACCCGGATCTTACGCCGATTTTCCCATCAGTTGCTTACAGGGTTGCGTCCGGCGCCGGTGAGTTCATCACATCTACGGCGCCTGCTGTTGGTGATACGGGTTACAATGAATTCTGGATTGACTGTGCTGTGTTTGCTATCGACGGCTCGGCCGATGATAGCGGCCTGCAGCGCGCAATTGACGGCACGCGTTTGATCGAATCCTACTCTGACAATGCTCCACCTGGGCTGTTGTGGCTCGTGGATGCACCGTCGATGCGTGAAGGCACGACAATCAGATGGAAGGTCAGACATGGGCCGCACAGACTTGATGACTTTACCGATCCCCCAAATAGCATGACGCAAGTGTATCCTCTTGGCCCATCTTATAATTCAACGCCAGAGTATGGAACGACGTGGTTTGGATACGTGTTATATGCCTATCGGTTGGACGCCGATGGTTTGGGCACGGCTTATAGTGAAATAGTTTCAGGCGAAGCGGGGGTCAGGCAAGACGTTCCTCCTGAGTGGAATGCTCAAATTTCGGAGAACGTGGCTGGGGCTCCGGTTCTCGGAATCCCGTTTCAAGATCCACCACCGTATATCACAGAAGACTTGATAACTGAGCAATGATGGATGATCGCTGGAGTCGTCGCCGAGGAACTATTGTTGCCATTGGCGATTCCGCCATCTGCCACCTATGTCGATCCCGATATTTTTCCGCAGGCGATAATCAAGGTTCCCGGCTTCCTTTTGTTCGAGGGACAGTTCAATGATAGCGATCTCATCTATGCTGCTTATGTCGGTGATGTCACTGATAGTATCTTCCCGCCGCTATATGTCGATCCCGATGCCGTCTACAATTTTTCCAAGGACTTTAGCGCCGCAATCGTTACCCCGCCGTTCAGCGATGTCGATGTCGTCTACAGCCCGACGGTGCTCAGCAAGGTGCTCGGCCCGCAGCTGTTCGTCGATGTCGACGTCTTCGGTGGCACCAGGAAGATCACGCAGGGCAAGGCGACCATCAATCAGACCGTCCCGATCAGTAATGTCGTCGATCTCGATATTATCTACGGTCCGATTATCGAGCGCGCTGGCCGCACTATCGTCACGCAGCAGGCTGCACTCGCGACCGACAGCGACGTAATTCATCTCGACGAGACAACTGCTGCGATCAGTGTCTTGCTCGGGACATTGGTCAGTGAGACCGCGTCATATACACCGCCGCCACTCGGATATTTGTCGCCGGCATCGGTCAGCAGTGCGGACGTGGTGTGGTCGGCTGGTATGGTCGGACCGCTCGCGCCGGCCGCTCTCGTCGATGGCGATGTGTTCTACCCGCCCGCTCAGCAGCTCAACGTCATTCCCGGCACCGTTCCTGCGGATGACGCATTCCCTGTGGTGTGGCTCGCGCGAGGACTCGGGGCGCCGATCGTCGTCGATGCGGACATCATCAACGGTCTGGCTCTCGGGCAGCCTGGCTCATTCGCCCTGTATGTCGATGCCGGCGAGTTCATTTCGTCTGCGACCGTCACGTTGCAGTCGACCTACCTCACATCCGCGTCGGTTACCGATACCGACACCTTCTATCCGCCTCTTGAAGGGCAGGGCATCGGCGTCGCTTACGACCCATTGCTAGGAGCCGACGTGGTACCGGCGCCGGCCGTCAATCGCGCCCCACTTTTCCCGGTTGTTCCGGTCATCGATCCTGAACCGGTCTACGTGCCCGTTATCGGGGACGCCCCACATGTGCCGAGCTTGGTCGTGGACACGGATGCCGTCCTCGCACCGAGCGTCGGCATTACCCAGACACTGACGGCCGGCATCCTCACCGACGTGGATGCGTTCAATACGCCTGCACTGGCAGCGGCTGCGGGCTTTGATGGGACACTTGCGCTCGATGGCCCGATCATGCCGGCCACCCCGCAGCCCACCGTGATCTATATCGAGGGTTAGACTTCATGGCCTTCTATGACACCTATTGGTATTGCAACGCCGGGGATCAATCGACCACCGGTTACTATGCCGTCACGAAATGGGCGACGGGCGCGACGATCGCGGCCGGCGCCCTTCGTCGGCAGAACGCGGCTCCCGCAGTTGGCAGCGAGCGGGTGTTCGTGGCGATCGTCGGTGGCACGACCCACGCGACGACGGAACCGACGTGGGTCATCACGCGTGGCGGCAAGACCACTGACAACACGGTCACGTGGCAGGAATGCACGGGCGCGTCTGCGGTCAACGGCGATCTGACCAACACACCAACATGGTCGCAAGCAAGGGCGATCAACACAGCCGTCACGCTCGGCGCAATCATCCAGCGCAACAATGGCGCGAGCTACTGGATATGCAGCACGGCGGGAAGCGTAGGCGCATCTGAGCCGGCTTGGGCGAACAATACTGCGGGTACGACACAGGCCGACAGCACTGTGACGTGGACCTGCTTGGGCGTGATTGGTAACTTCACCGGCGGTCAGGCCCCGCACGCGCGGGTGCAGAACGCTTGCACCGCGACTTGGTGGGTTGCTGGTAACACGATCTACATTGGCGACAATCACGCCGAATCGCAGGCGACGGCAATCACGATCACGCCTGCGCTTACTACTGCGACCATGAGCCGGATAATCTGCCATAACCATTCCGGCAGCTACCCGCCTACGTCTGTCGCGACCGGTGCGACAATCTCGACTACCGCGGCAGTTAATCTCACTTTTAACCCGACTAACGGTGGCATTTACCTTTACGGAATTACGTTCATAGGTGGGGTTGGGCAGTCCTCGTCCGGGTCTATCATTATGGGGCCAAGCGGGGCTTTTTATTATTTCGATAATTGTGTTTTCAAGTTAGCAACTACTTCAGCGGCAGCTCTGTTGCAGGTCAATTCGCTTGGACTAGGCGGTGTTGTTCTTTGGAACAATTGCACAGTTAGCTTTGCAGCGGCTGGACAATCCATTGACGTTGGCACCACTAATTTTACTTGGCAAAATACCGGGCAAATTCTGGTGAGCGGATCGTCGGTGCCCACCAGTCTTTTCAACTGGTCTGCGGGTGGTCGTTTAAGCAACGTGACATTGGAGGCGCTCGATCTAAGTCAGATCACCGGCGGTCTTTTGGGCGGCGCTCAGTCTTCCGAGATGAGCAATTGGGTGGTGAAGGACTGCAAGCTGAACGCTTCGATGTCGGCGCCCGCTCCCGCGGCCCTGGCGCAGGTCATTCAGATGGTCCGTTCCGACAGCGGAGCAACCGGTTACAAGTCAGCCCGCTATCAATATGAGGGCGCCGAGACGACCGAGACCGCGATCACGCGCGTCGGCGGCGCAAGCGATCCGACAGGGCAAGCGCAATCGCGCAAGATCGTCACCACCGCCAACTCGCAGTGGCTGCGGCCGTTCAAGGCCGAGCCCTACGCGATCTGGAATCCAACCACGGGTGCGAACGTCACGGTGACGGTGTGCGGGACGGTCAACGCGGGGGCACTGCCGAACAACGACGACATCTGGCTGGAGGTCGAGTATTTGGGGTCGTCTGGAAGTCCGCTGGGGACGATCGTCACCACGACCAAGGCCAATCTGCTGACGGCGAACGCTGCGATCGCGTCGGATGGCTCGACCTGGAACGGCGGCGGCTCGGGCGCAGGTTGGTCCCCCTTCAAGCTCACCGCCACGCTTTCAGCCCCGCAGCCCGGCATGGCCGGGTACATCAACGCGCGGGTCCGGGCCGCGAAGGCCAGCATGACCTACTACATCGACCCCAAGGTCACATTGACTTGATGCTGCAATCAGCGTTCTCGATTTACCTTCTGATCGGCGCGGGGATCGGTCTCATGATGGTATGCAAGGGCACGCGGGCGTGGCCGGCGCATGTCTATCTGGTCGCCATGTTCGCCCTGATCGCGTTTTGGCCGGCGTTCGTTTTCACGGGCGTCGTTCGGCAGATGCGAAAGGGGTGATCGTGGAAGAACGCCAGACCGCTCCCGGCCGGTCCTGCGGGTCGTGCTCGCTGTGCTGTAAGCTGCTGCGCGTGCTCGAACTGGACAAGCCGGCGAATGAATGGTGCGGCCATTGCAAGCCGGGGCAGGGCGGGTGCACCATCTATGAAACCCGTCCGCAAATCTGCCGCGGCTATTATTGCGGTTGGATGTTGTCGGATCGTGTCGGTGATGAGTGGTACCCGCTGACCTGCCACATGATCCTGTCCATCGGACGGATCGACGGCGTGCAAATGGTGACGGTGACGGTCGACGGCAAATACCCGCTGGTCTGGCGCGAGCCGAAATATCACCAGCAGTTGGTCCGCATGGCGCGCGGCGGGCTCAAGGTCGACGACCCGGAAAAGGTCTACATCGTGCAGGTGCGGGTGGACAACCGGGTGTGGCTGGTGCTACCCGACCGCGACATCGAGATCACCAGGTGCTCGTATGTCCTGAAATTGGCAGGTCCGGGGGAATGGGAGGTTGAGCTGTACGACACTCAGGAGCAGGCGGCCACGCGTGTTGCCGCCTTAGCGAGGCATTGAGTGTTCTAAGTCCTTCAGAGTTGGATCAATCTTGACTTCCAGCTGACCAATGATTTGCGAGATAGCAATTAACGCATCGGCGCTGATTTCAGCGCGCTTAATACCATCAATAATCTTGTAGTAGGACTCATAATTGGATGCCTCACAATCATCGGCTTTCCAAGTGCCGAGTCGGCGGCACTGAACTCCTATCCTGTCGCGAATAGCCTGCACTTGATATGCCAGTTGTTCTGCCGCCCGATGGCGATTAGCTATCGCTGGGTCAGGCTCGGCCGCGGCGACTGCGGTCGCCTGCAATGCAATCCAGATAGTTGCAATTGTCCTGAGCTTCATTTTTTCTCTCCGTGCCTTGTCATTATGACATGTGAAATTTGCGCTTGGCTTGCTCATCGCGGCCAAAGATTTGCTCCTTGGCGCCATTGTTAATCCGATGCTGCAAGCCGCTTGCGCGCGGCTGCGACGTTCGCCTCGATCCGGGTATGGATTTTCGCCGCGTTTGCCTTGATATCGGCCAGCGTGGGGTCGTTGAGCTTTTGCCACTGGTCGATTTCGCCGGCCGTCCTGGCCGTGCCGATGGCCGCGATGTAGGAGCTGCCCCATTGCACGTACCGCCGCCATTGGGTGTCGGCCTTGGGCACCGCGATGGTGTGCGGGCTGGTTTCGCCGGTCTTCGGATGGTGCGGCGGCTCGACCGCCGCCTTCGCGGGGGCGACCGGCGGGGACGGCGCAGGATCGATGCGGACGGTCGCCGGCGGGATGGTTTCGACCTCGCTTTCGTCCAGGAAGCCCAGGCCGCAAATCGAGAGGGTGGCCCGGCGCTTGCTTTTAGTCTCCGCCTTCATCATCGCATTAGCGAGCATGTCGCCTTTGAGGTTGGCAATGCTGACGGCGCCTTTGGCAACATCGGTGCGGCCGTGCTTGTTTCTCACTTTGGTCGTGACGATGAACACCCCGTCACGCTCGCTCTCGCTCATCTCGTCGACCGAAACGCCGTGGATGGTCCGCAGTTGCTCGGTGCAGCTGCGCAAGGCGTAAAGCGTGAGCTTGCCGTTCAGCTCGATGAACTCGAACGGCTTGGTCAGCGCATTGAGGCCGACGCTTTTGCAGACTTCCACATAGAAGCGCGTGCGCTCCTGCGGCGTGAGTTGCGCCAGATTGCCCTTGGTGATGACCGCCTCGATGATCTCTCTGCCGCTGTCCGGCGCGCCGGTTGTGATGACCGTTTTCATGCTCGTTGTTCCTTGAGTGAGAGACGCCCGGCGCGATCGCGCCTGATTTCGATGCCGTGGCCGTGGCAACGCACGGCGTCGAGCGGGACGAGGCCCTTGAGATCCTTTTCGGCGGCCGCTGCCTTGCGGGCCGCGGTGCGGTTCTCGAGCCATACGACTGCCTCCGAGGCCCAGAGATTGTCGCCGGTCATGTCGTAGGTCTTTATGGGCTTGACCGGCGGGGCGACCGGCGCTTGCGCTACCGGCTCGGTCAGCGTCTCGACGCAATGCCAGAATTTGTCGACCCGCTCCCACAGCGCGCGTTCGTAATCGGCTTCCCATTCGACTGCATGCTCGACCGGCTCCTGCCCGCCGTGCACGATCAAGAGCGCGGCCCGGTCCGCTCCCAGGCAGGCACGCTGGCCGATCAGTTGCGGGGTGTAATAGGACTCGACCTCGTCGAGCTTGCGCCATGGCCCTGGCGCCTTGCAGTCGATCACGGTGGCGTCGTCGGCGCGGAACGCATCGAGCGTGCAGCAAAAGTACGGCCGCTCGGGATGATGCACCACGTCGCCGCGGTGCGAGAGCGCGCGGCCGGTTTTGCGTTCGTGCCAATCGAGTGCGAACGGCTCGATCCAGGATCCGAATTGCACCGCCCATTTGTCGTCGAGGTCTTCCGGCTCCCAGGCCGGATCGCCGACGAGGCGCTGCCATTCGCGCAGGATTTCTGGCTCGTCCCAGGTCATGAGCTTGGGCAGGAACGAGGCGGTCAGGCAGCCCTCGCGGGCCGCGAGCTGGAGGGGGCTCAGCATCAGGCGAACCTCCTCGGCGCGTAATGATCGCGGATCTCCTCGCGGAGCGCCGCGGCCGCGTTCTCGATCTCGAAAAATGCATTGCCTTCGATGGTCGCGAGCAGCGGGGCCGCGAACAGGCTCAGGTCGATCTTGGTCGTGGCATTCTCGGCCAGGTGGTCGCCGATCGCGGTCATGTAGTCGTCGACGACCTCGGCGACGTCCAGCATGTGCTGGCCCAGGGCGTCGAAATGCGCCGGCTCGTTGTCCGCCGGGATGACCGGGACGACGAGGCGGGCGAGCCCAGCGAGCATCGCCGCATGGGCGAGCTCGATCGGCTGAAGCTGGGGACGGGCGCCGGCCCCGACTGACGGGGCGGGCGGAATCGTAGTAAGGCCAGGGGTAGCCTGGGTTGCCATGGGAAACCTCCATCGGCTCTCGGGTTAGGGTCGGCGGGGTGTTACAAGCACCTTGCCGACCCGACTATTTCGTGGTACCACGAACACATGGCCCCGTCAAGTCGTGAAACCACGAAATATGAGAAACGTCGCCGTCCCAAAGAGATAGGGACGCCGGTCATGACCCGGCTGCAGGCCGATTTACTCACAAAATTGGACGGCTGGCGGGCGACGGAACCGGGCCATCCCCCGTCCCGGCCCGAGGCGATCCGGCGGCTGCTCGTGCAGGCGCTGTCCGGGCGACGCCGGCGGCCCAGAAAGGACTAGCGGACAGGCTTTGAGGCGGGCGAAAGCGGGGCGTCGGGCCAGCGGCGCTGCCGGGAGAGTTGGGCTCTCCCGGCTTTGAGCGAAAGCCTCGCTTGCCTTGAACGGAGGAATCGCAATGGCTCTACCCATCGCGATTGCCGTGACGATTAGGAAAACTAGAACCGGCTGGTGCTTCCGGTTTTGGGTTAGCTTCCTGATCTAGCGGCGGCGGGGGGTGGCTGCGGCCATTCCCCGCTTACTCCGAAATATAGCGGCGGTAGGTTACCCGAGCAATACCGCGCACGACTGACCATCAAACACCCCAAATATTAGGGTAGTCCTGGCTGGCGTTCAAGGCTGTGGATGGAACCGAGATCACATGATGACTTCCGTCAAATCGTGGTTCCACGATAACCAGGCTCTGGTCTACTTCCTGGTGGCGCAAGGCGTTGCCATCGGCGCGGCGGTTCTTAGCGTCACAGCATATATGGTGAAGTTGGAATCGCGGGTGACGACGTTGGAAGTCCGCGGGTCACCGCACCTCGCGGAGATCAACAACCGCCTCACTGTCACCGAGAAAGAGACGCAGGCGAACAAGGATCGGCTGGACAAGGTCGTCGAAATCATGACGCGCGAACTCGGCAAGAAACCTTGAGAGGGATCCACCTATGGCATATGGACGCATCGTCATCTCATCCGGCCACGGCAAATACGTGCGCGGCGCGAGCGGACTGCTCGACGAGGTCGAGGAAGCTCGCAACGTGGTCAATCGGCTCGCCGACCGGCTGCGCGACCGCGGCGTGAACGTGAAAATATTCCACGACGACACGTCCAGATCGCAGGACGAAAACCTCAAGACCATCGTCGAGGCGCACAATGCGCAGCAGCGCGACCTCGACGTGTCGGTGCATTTCAACGCCTATGTGGAGACGTCCAAGCCGATGGGGACCGAGGTTCTGTACGTCACGCAGAACGCGCTGGCCGGCCAGGTGGCGGCTGCGATCGCCTCGTGCGGCTTCACCAACCGCGGTCCGAAGAAGCGCACCGACCTTTATTTCCTCAACAACACCGCTATGCCGGCGATCCTGATCGAGACGTGCTTTGTGGACAGCGAGGCCGACGCGGCGCTCTATAACGAGGAATTTGATCCGATCTGCCGCGCCA